TACAATAAATTGTGCGGAAGTGAAAAAACAACTATTGACGGCCTCATTAAAAGCGGTGACTACAGGATAAGCGACCTCCCGACCGAGGCTTTTGAAATATGGGGTTGCGGGTTGGGGCTGTTCGCTTGCCGGCGCGATTCATGGCTAAGATTCAATTCTGATTTTTACGGATTCGGAGGAGAAGAGGGATATATACACGAAAAATACCGAAAGGCTGGGCGCAAAGTTTGGTGTGATCCCTCAAAGGTATGGGTTCACTTTTTCGGAAGCTGCGGTCGCCAGATTCCATATCCGATTCCTAGGTGGGAGCGCGTAAGAAATTATCTGATAGGATTTGAGGAACTTAAAATGGACACCTCAGAACTCGAAAAACATTTCGGACCGGGACTCGTTGCGGAAGCCAGGGCAAAAATGTCCCTTGAAACCGCGGTCACAAAACCGCAAGAAGCCGCCAGAATCAAGCCCAGCGAAAAAGCCATCCCTGAACCCGTGGAGAAGCGATAATGGATTGCTCCCTCAAACTCATAACCCCGCCTGAAATAGAGCCCGTAACGCTCGCCGAGGTCAAACTGCATGCGCATATCGATCACAGCGTGCAGGACAGCATCCTGGAAGGCTGGATCACGACGGCCCGAATGCTGGCGGAAGACTACCAGCGCCGGGCGTTTATCGGTCAGATGTGGGAAGTTGCTTTCGATTCATACCCCGAAACTCCGATTTATCTCCCCCGCGCGCCACTCATTGGTGTGGTGTCAATAAAAATCTATGATTACTTAAACGCCGAAACCGTGCTTTATTCCGTTGCCGACAACCCTATCACAACGACGGAAGAGGCCGGAATCGACTTTTCAACGAACAGCGATTTTCTTATTGACACTGACAGCGAGCCGGGGCGGATCGGGTTTGCTTATAACAAAACCTGGCCCTCCACAACCTTGCGCTCTATGAGCGCCGTGAAGATACGTTTTGCGGCAGGCTACGGACTCGAAGCCTCGAACGTCCCGGCAACTGTCAAGGATGCAATAATGCTGTATTGCACTTACAGGAACGAAAACAGGGCGGCGGAGGTAGATGAAGCCCCAAAACAATTTTTCAATCTGCTATCACCGGACAGGATGTACCTGTGACACGAGGAATCGTTTTTATAGCGTTCGGCCAGGAATACGACAAGCTCGCGGCGCATACCGTCGCCAAGTCGAGGCAATTTATTTCCGTTCCGATCACCGTGTTGACGAATATCGAAAACCGGCACCCTAAGTGGAAGGATGTGCCGGATGTGAATTTCATTTTCCTCGATATGCCTACAAGCGAAAACAGGGCGGTAAAAACCCAGATATATAAATACACGCCCTACGACGAAACGCTGTATGTCGATTGCGATTCCGTATTTATCAAGGCCGGGATCGAGCGGGTATTCGACCACCTGAAAGAGTCTGATGTTGTTCTTCAGCATTGTTCTCTGTGGCTCGATGGAAAAAAATATTACAGGATTTACCGCGACGCAGCGGTCAAGTTCGGAATTTCGCTTCCGCTGCGCGTCTACATGGGAGGGTTCTGGGCGTTTCGGAAAACCCCCGAGACAATAAAGTTTTTCGATTTATGGAATGAATACTGGAAGACTCTCGGGGCCGGGCGCGACATGCCTGCCCTTGCTTGTGCGGTATTAAAAAGCCGCATACCGCACGATATTGTCTTTAAAAACGATCACAAGTTTTTCTCCTACGGAATTACCGACGAGGCAATTATTGTGCATGGCGTGAGGCTCGACGACCTCAATAAACATTACGGAATCCCCATCCATCACCAATACAAAGAGTTCGACCGCGGCAACGCCCACTTATGGAAAATGGTCTACTTCGACGAGGAAAGCGACGCCATAGAGAACGATCCGTGGATACAAAAGAAATTTGAGCGCAAGAGCCGAATTCAAGAAATGCAGAAATATATCGATACGTATCTTCCTGAAATCAAAAGCGGCGGATTGTCAGTTTTTGATATAGCAACCGGACCAGGCGAATTTCTTGAACTGGCAAACAAAACAGGTTGCAAATCTCTCGGGATCGAGGCTACCGAGAAAATGAATGGCGAAAGTTGCCGGACAATATATCAGAAATACGGCCTCATTAAACACAAAGAAAAGGACCTTGATGTCGTTTACGAGGACATGAATAATGTCCTTAAAAATGGACACCCGCGGATTAATGGAAAAACTTTCGATATTATAAATTGCCAGCATGCAATAAACGCTATCGCCTCGGGATGCTTCAATTACAGACGCGAAGAGGGGCCATACAAAAACAACGGGGAATGGATCCTTGACGACCGCTTTGATGCGTTTTTTAACGGCTTTTTTTCATGGTGCAAGGCGCATTTAAAAGACAATGGCATTCTCGTTATCGCTGCCCTTCAATCAGAAAACAAAGCTGCTTACTGCGCGCGAATCAAAGACATCGCCAGGAAAAACACGTTTTGCGTTGAAAAAGAGGAGCTTGAATTGAATCTCCGCTTCCGGGGGCCGTGTCGCTATGCTTAACAGCCGGGAAGGGAGAAAGACCGACGCATCGGAAATGCGGCATTATGTCGTTATTCAGGATTTCGGATCAACGACGGACGGCGAGGGCTCGTTTGACAAATCCTGGGTTGACGGCACAACGGTTGCGGCCGCAATTTTTCCAATACGGGCCGCTCAGGTTTTCCAATATAAAAGCGTCAATGTGGACGCCACGCACATAATTAAAATCCGTGGAGAAATATCGGTCTACGAAAAATTAAACCGGATAAAATTTGGAACGCGCACTTTCGAGATATTGACAATTGAGGACATTCAGGAGCGTGGGGTCGTTAAAATAATCACTTGCAAGGAATTAAGATAGTGGCTTATCAGAGCTTTATTGGTGGTGTTATATCAGACCTTAAAAGGGGACAGGAAAAAGCCCTGGACAAGGCCGCTGCGCATGTTGTTAAAAAGCTCAAGGAAAAAGTCAGCGATAAAAACATATCGAAACCAGGCGACCCTCCAGGAAGCAGAACGAAGGACTTAAAAAAAGGGTTGCGGTGGGTAAATGACGGGATCGGGCGGCGCAAGGTGGGGCCGGGAAAACCCGCGTACCACGCTCATCTTTTGGAACTTGGCGCCGGCCTGCGTACCGGCCTGCGTGTCGTTAAAAATTATCGTGGGCACAAAGGCGTTACCAAAGACGTGGGGCCAATGGCGGCCCGGCCTTTTATGGTCCCCACCTTCGAGGAAGAGGCTGACACGGTTGAACAAATCTTATCCGAGGAATGGGTTTAATGTTTGAATCGGCATTACTTGACGCACTGTATGGAGACACCGAGCTTTGCGGTTACGTGAGCCAATATACTGTTGGGGAATCAACTGTTCCGGCGATATTCTCCGAAGTCGCGCCGAAGGATGCAAGTTTGCCATACATCGTTTTTAAAATCGCGCGCTCTGCCGCCGATTCCCCGGCGATGCAGAAGTTCAACATATACATAGATTATTACGATTACGACAAGAGCATGGCAAATTCAAGAAAAGCGGCGGATCGGATTGAATTCATTCTCGACAGGGCAAATCTGGAGCATGATCGGTATGGATGCATACGGGTTTTCTTTTTCAGTGGCGGGAGCGTCCCGGACGATGATGATCCGCGCTCCATCCACTACAATATGCTGTTTGAGGCCCGCGCAGGACGCAAAAAATGGGCCGATGGAAATATAACGACACTCGGAAATTAACCTTTTAGAAAGGGGTAAAACATGCCGCGTTATAATGATGTAACGGCACAGACGTATCAGAGGTTTGTTGTTGACAGCGGGATTGTTCGCAAAAACTTCACCGACTTCGACAATCTCGGTACCCGTATTGGGGTGACCCGCAACGGCGCGACCTTCACGGTAAAAACGGAAATTAGAAAAATGCCGGTTGACGGCGCAAAGGGCGACGTGAAGGGCGATAAGCGGATTGTCGGAGTTTCCGCTGAAATGGAAGTCGAGTTTCTGGAGCTTTCCCCGGAAATCATTTGCCTTGCGACTCCCGGCTCGACGACCGAAGAGGTCCCGGCAGGCACGCCCACTCACATGGAGATCAAGCGGGCGCTCCAGATCGCGCTTACCGACTACATCGACAACCTTGTCCTTGTCGGCCAGGTTTCGGGAAGCGACCACCCTATCGTGCTCAAGATCGACAACGCTCTGGGCGACGGAAACCTCCAGCTCGGGATGAAGGACGGCGACGAATCAACGGTGAAAATAAAGTTCGTCGGTCATTTCGACCCCGCTGACCTCGACACCGAGCCGTGGCTGGTCGATTTTCCAACCGACGTTTCGACGACCGAAGGCGTATAGCAGGTGCATAACAAGGGCGCGCCAGGCTGCACCCCTCATTAGCGCCCGGTCGCAAGCTGGGCGGACGCGCTTTTAAAACCGAAAGGAATTGCTTGTTATGAGCACCGAAGAAATCAAAATCAGGCCGCTTAAAAGAAAAGACCGAAAAACCGTTGCGGCCATGATCCGCAAACTTGCCGACAAAATAGGCAAGAACGGCCTTTTAAACATCATTGTTTCCGATCCCGCAGCGGCGGCAAAGGAAAATACGGCCACCGAAAAGGGCGACGTTTTTACCCGCATCGGCATTGAGATTGTAAAACAGATGCTTGATGTCCTGGAGGATGATGTTGCCAAATGGTTCGCGGACCTTATCGGAAAGACGCCGGAACAGTTCGACGATTTGCCGTTCGATGTTGAGGTCCAGATAATTGAGCAGCTCGCCAATTCGGAGGAGATAGGTTCTTTTTTTACTGGTGCCTTGCGTGTGTTCAACAAGATAAAGAAATCAGTTCCAGAGTCCTTGACCAAGAAACCGGCGTAAGGTTTTGGTTTCGATATACCGAAAAGGAGCTGGACGAATTACAATTCACAGAATTTCTTTTTCAGGTAAATCAGGTCGAGAAGGAACAGGCAAGGCAGGCGCGGCAGACAATGACTGCGGCGGCTTTCACCGCATGGCTGCAAGGGGCGGGACAAGACAAGAATTTTCCACAATTTTTACGGTTCTATGGATTAGCGGAAAAAGAAAAGCCGATGGAGGAAAGGCCCGGAAGCGGGCGGCGGAAAAAGCATACGAGTTTGAGAAGAACCTTTTAAAGCGATTTGCCAAAAGGAAGAATAAAAAGTGAGAGAGATTTTCAAACTCTTTGGCACTATTACCGTCAATGGCCTTGACGGGGTAAAGACCAATCTTAAAAAAATTGACGAGCAATTTGCCGCGACGGATCGAGCCCTCGGCAAGCTCGGCCGCCAAACAACGCAGCTCGGCACCGCGTTATCCAAGAATGTGACCGCGCCTATCCTGGCGGTTGCCGCGGGCCTGGGAGTGGCTATAAATAAGACAGTCGAGTATGCGCATCACCTTGAAAAATTAGAATCAATCACTGGCCTTTCCTCTACGACCTTGCAAGAATTTCAACATATTGCCAAAATGACCGACACAAATTTCGACGGCCTTGTCGGCACCATTTCAAAATTCACAAACAAAATGGCTGGTATCATTTCCGAAGGAGGAAAACCCTATGAGGCACTTCAAAAACTCGGAATAAGCGTCCGGGATTCCAGCGGTCATATCCGGGACATGAATGTCCTTTTCCCCGAAACGATCAAGGCGCTGCAAAATATCCAGAACCCCACGGAGCGCAACGCCTTCGCCATGCAGATATTCGGGAAGTCCGTTGCTGACCTTGCGCCGGTCCTTGCCTTATCGAATACTCAATTCGACGCCATGCGAAAAGAAGCCCACGACCTCGGCGCGGTCATGGGTGACGAGGCACTGAAGGCGAATATTGCCCTTGGCGATGAGATCAAGCGATTACAAACGAGGTTCGGTTCAATGGTGAGCGATCTGGCGACGTCGTTTATTCCTGTTCTCCGGGACAATTTGTTGCCGATAATTCAGGGAGTCGCGGAAAAAGTCAAGGATGCAGTAACGTGGTTTGCCAATCTCGACACCGGCACCAAGAAAATGATTCTCACCATTGCCGGACTTGTGGCCACAATCGGCCCTGCGCTCATTGTTGCCG